CGTTCTTATAACTAGTAAGGGAAAGACTAGACTTAACGAAGATAGTCTTGACATTTTAGATTGGGCGGAGATTAAGAACGTTGATCTTATAATTCGTCCTTATAATTATGATGTGAGCGGTCATCAGGGTGTTAAGGCGTATCTTAAATCTATTTATGTAACTATTTCTGAAGATGAGCTCGAGAGCAAATATATGGATGTTCCGGACTCTGCTTTTAGTCATGTTAGCGGATTAGACGATGTCGATTGAATTATATTCTCATCAGGAAGAAGCTGTTAGAAAATTACATAACGGATCTATTTTATGCGGAGCCGTCGGTACTGGTAAAAGCCGTACGGCTCTTGCTTATTTTTATTTGGAAAATGGAGGAAAGCTTCATACAGAAAAGCATGTTCGTATGACCGATCCCAAAGATCTTTATATTATTACTACGGCAAGAAAAAGAGACACTTTAGAATGGGAAGAGGAACTTGCTCATTTTTTAATGTCCACTGATGAGAATATTAATTCTTATAAAAATAAGATAGTAGTAGATTCTTGGAATAATATTAAGAAGTATAAAGATGTTTATGGAGCTTTTTTTATTTTTGATGAGCAAAGAGTAGTTGGTAGAGGCGCTTGGGTTAAAGCTTTTCTTAAGATAGCAAGGAAGAATAAATGGATTTTGCTTTCTGCTACTCCTGGAGACACTTGGAGTGATTATATTCCAGTATTCATAGCAAACGGTTATTACAAAAACAGAACAGAGTTTTTTGAGCAGCATGTTATCATGAATCGATATTCTAAATATCCGAAGATTGATAGATATGTTGGTGTTGGAAAGCTTATAAGACTTCGTAAAGAAATTCTTGTTAATATGCCATTTAAAAAACAAGCAGAGAAACACGATATAGTTCGCATGGTCGAGTATGACAAAAAATTATATCTGACTGTGTCGAAAAATCGATGGAATGTTTACGATAACGAGCCGGTAAAAGAAATTGGAAAACTTTGTTATCTTATGCGAGAAGTTGTAAATAGCGATCCATCTAGAATTTTCGAAGTTGAAAACATACTTAAAGAAAACAAGAAGGCCATTATATTTTACAATTACGACTACGAGCTTAATCTGTTAAGAGAAATGGCTAAAAGAATCGGAATTGTAAAAGGAGAATGGAACGGAAAAATTCATGAGCCAATTCCAAACAGCGATTCATGGATTTATTTAGTTCAGTATACTGCCGGAGCAGAAGGATGGAATTGCACTGAAACTAATGTTATTATTTTTTACTCTCAAAATTATAGTTATAGAATGACTATTCAAGCTGCTGGAAGAATAGACAGATTAAATACTCCATATTCGGATTTATATTATTACTATTTAAAATCTAGCGCTCCAATAGATATTGCCATTTCTAGAGCGCTTCATAGCAAAAAGAATTTTAACGAAAAGGCATTTTTAGAAGCGTAGATGTTCGCACAAAAAACATCGCCTATAATAGAGGAGATAGGATGTCGCATTTTTAGCGACTCCTATTTTTTTATGCAAAAAGGAGGCGATCTCAATGTTGGAAAGTAAGTTTCAACACACGCTTATCCAGGAAATTGAGAATCGCTTTCCTGGATGCATAATTATGAAGAACGATTCGAGTTATATTCAGGGAGTACCGGATTTAACAGTTCTTTATAAAGATAAATGGGCTACGTTGGAGTGTAAAAAAAGCGAAAAATCTACGCACCAACCAAATCAGGATTTTTATGTCGAGAAGATGAAGGAAATGTCTTTCTCGGCTTTTATTTTTCCTGAGAATAAAGAGGAGGTGCTAAATGATTTGGAACGATCATTCAAGAGAAGTTCCTGAAGGAGCACATGCTTTTCTTGGAGCAAGTAAATATTCTTGGCTAAATTATGACGAAGAAAAGTTAGTTGAAGCATATTCTAATTTTTTAGCAAAAGAAAGAGGAACAAGGCTTCATGCATATGCCAAAGAAAGTATTTTATTAGGACAGAAATTACCAAGATCGCATCAAACATTAAATATGTACGTTAACGATGCTATTGGATACAAAATGCGTCCTGAGCAACCGCTATATTATTCTGAAAATTGTTTTGGAACAGCTGATGCTATTTCTTTTAAAAATGATTTTCTAAGGATTCACGATTTAAAAACGGGTGTAACACCGGCGTCGCTTCATCAATTAGAAGTGTACGCCGCTTTATTTTGTTTAGAGTATCAAAAAAATCCTGAAGAAATAGACATGGAACTTAGGATTTATCAGAATGACGATATTTTGATCGGAAATCCTACTCCCAATGTTATCTCGTCCATAATCGAAAAAATTATCGTTTTTGACAAATTGATAAATAAAGTTAAGCAAGGGGAATAACTTATGTTTGATAATATTTTGATCCATTACGGAACTCCAAGGCATTCTGGTCGATATCCTTGGGGTTCTGGAGATAGTCCATATCAAAGAAATAGGGATTTTTATATTCGGTATAACGACTATAAAAAGACAAACCCCGGTTTGACAGAAACGCAGCTTGCTAATCATTTTGGTATGAGCACAACGCAGCTTCGAGCGAAAGTTTCTATGGGGCACGAAGCTCATAGGCAGGCCCAGGTTCAAGAAGCGTTAAAATTAAATGATGATGGTTTATCTGCTTCTGAAATTGGAAGACGGATGGGTCTTAACGAATCTTCTGTAAGGGCATTACTTAAACCTAGACTTGAAGAACGAGAAAATAGACTAGAAAATACTGCTAATTTTTTAGCGGATCAAGTTTCTAAAAAAGGATATATTGACGTAGGAGCCGGTACTGAATTAGACATAGGTGTTAGTAAAACTCAGTTAAAAACGGCTATAGCGATGCTTGAGGAAGAGGGATATAAAAAATATTATGTTCCTGTTGTTCAGCTGGGAACCGGTCATAAAACTTCAATAGAAGTTCTTGCTCCGCCCGATACCGAATATTCGGATGTTTATAATAATAAAGATAAAATAAAGATAATTAATGAATATTTAGTAGATGGAGGGTCCACGAACAAAACCGCTTTAGGAATAGAATATCCAAAAAGCATATCTTCGGATAGAATTATGGTGAGATACTCTGAAGATGGTGGAAAAGAAAAAGATGGAGTTATAGAGCTTAGAAGAGGTGTTGACGATTTATCTTTAGGGAATTCAAAATATGCTCAAGTAAGAATAGCTGTTGACGATACTAATTTTTTAAAAGGAATGGCTATGTATAGCGATTCTAAAGATTGGCCGGATAATGTGGACATAGTATTCAATACAAATAAGCATGTTGGAACCCCATTAATAAATCCAAATGATAAGGATAATCAGGTTTCTAAAACTTTAAAATCTGATCCAGATAATCCGTTTGGAGCTTCGATAAAACAAAATGGCCAGTCTCATTATATAGATGCCGACGGAAACGAGCAGTTATCTTTAATAAATAAAGTTAATGAAGAGGGAGACTGGGATAAATGGTCTAGGACCCTTGCTTCGCAAATGTTGTCTAAACAACCGGTTCCTCTTGCCAAGCGCCAATTAAATATAGCATACGAAGATAAACTTGCTGAGTTTGAAGAAATAAAAAATTTGACTAATCCGGCGGTCAAGGAGAAATTATTAGAATCGTTTGCTGATGATTGTGATGCTTCAGCCGTTCATTTAAAGGCGGCCGCTCTTCCAAGGCAAGCTTCTCATGTTATTTTACCATTTCCGGATATGAAAGATGATGAAATATATGCTCCGAACTATAAAAATGGAGAGCATGTTGTTCTTATTCGATATCCTCATGGCGGGACTTTTGAAATACCAGAATTAGTTGTAAATAATAAAAATAAGCAAGCAAATGAGCTTATTCATAACGCTAAAGATGCTGTTGGAATAAATTCGAAAGTTGCTGAGAGATTATCTGGAGCTGATTTTGATGGAGATACCGTTCTTGTTATTCCGGTAAACGATAAAATAAAAATAAGAACTACTAAACCTCTGGATGGTTTAAAAGATTTCGACCCCAAGGAAGAATATCCTGGCTATCCCGGAATGCCAAAAATGAAAGCCCGCACTAAACAGACAGAAATGGGGAAAGTATCCAATCTTATTACGGATATGACTCTTAAGGGCGCCACGAGTGAAGAATTAGCAAGGGCTGTTAAGCATTCAATGGTCGTTATTGACGCCGAGAAGCATAATTTAAATTACAAACAGTCAGCTATAGATAACGGGATAGAGGAATTAAAAGCAAAATACCAGGCAAAACCAAACGGAGAATATGGCGGGGCATCCACGATAATATCTAGATCTAGCGCAGAGGTTAGAATTCCTTTAAGAGAAGAGAAAAAAGGAAGAGCCGGGATAGATCCAGAGACCGGAAAGAAACTATATAAAGAGAAACCAGAGTTCTATACCGAAGAAAAAATAACTAAGAGCGGTGAAGTGAAGACTAAGACTAAGGAACGTCTTATGGAGAGTACTCGAATGTACGAAACAGATGATGCATTCACCCTAGTCTCAGAGGAACGTAAGCCCATGGAGGTTGCATATGCCACCTATGCCAATAAAGTTAAGGCCCTCGCTAACGAAGCACGGAAAGAAATTTTAGCAACAGAACCTCAAAAGATGGTGCCATCGGCTAAGAAGGCATACGAGGAGGAGGTATCCTCCCTTAATGCTAAACTTAACACCGCTTTGAAGAATGCTCCAAGAGAAAGACAGGCACAGATACTGGCTAACTCTATAGTGGATAGTAAGAAAGCGGATAACCCCGAACTAAAAGATGATCATGATGCCCTCAAAAAGGTAAAGGGTCAAGCCTTGGCAGAAGCTAGAGTAAGGGTAGGGGCCAAGAAGACCCTTGTCGAAATTTCGGATCGTGAATGGGAAGCGATACAAGCAGGTGCTGTAAGTAACAATAAGCTGGTACAGATAATAAACAATTCTGATCTAGATCGTTTGAGAGAGCTTGCGACCCCAAGATCTTCCTCTGCAATTCCAGAATCCAAAATCTCTTTAATTAAAACGAGAAGCGCTGCTGGCTATTCAACTGCTGAAATTGCTGAATCTCTAGGGGTATCTACTTCAACAGTTCAAAAAGTTCTTTCTAATTAAGAAGAAAGTTTTTTAAAGGTGTTTTAAATGTCTTTTCACATGTTAACAACAATAGACAATCCATATGATCCTTTTAAAAACTTTGATGATTGGTTTCAATTTGACGAAGAAAAAGGTTATCATTCTTGTTCTTATCTTGCAAGAATTGCAAAAACTTCAAATCAATTTTCAGACCAGGAGAATGATGCTGAAATTGAAGCTGCCATCGAAGAAATTATAAAGAATGATCCTTTTGGAATCTATTTAAAAGTTTCAGAAAAAGAAGAAAATAATAAAAAATAAAATAAAATAAACAAAAGCATAGTGTAGGGGGGCCGCAAAAAAAGCTACCCCCCTCCCTCAT